GGTGGTATGTTTCGACCACAGGCAAGCGCTCCTCCGTCACTAGGTGACCCACAGCTTTTGGCTAGAACGGAGTTCCCAATCGTAGATTACTTGTCTGAGTCTCTGGCACAACAAACTAAAGGCGAGTTAATGCAAGGTATGCTAACAGGAAACATAGTATGACGTATTTAAACCTAGTAAACAACGTACTGAGGCGTCTAAGAGAAGACACAGTAACGACTGTTAGTGCCAACACGTACAGCGCCATGGTTGGTGACTTTATCAACGACGCAAAGCAACTCGTGGAAAACTCTTGGGATTGGTCTAATCTTAGGTCTACTCTAACGATTGCTACGGTTGCTGATGATTACACGTACTCACTCACGGGTTACCAAGACCAAGGTAAGATTCTGAACATCATCAACGATACCTCCAATATTGTTATGGAGTACAAGCCTCAGACTTGGTTTGACGATAAGTTCTTGGTCAATACGCCGACCTCTGGCGCTCCGCAGTACTACACGTTTAGTGGCATCGACGGCTCTGGTGACGCACAGATAGATGTGTACCCAAAGCCTGACGGTGTTTACTCACTGAAGGTCAAGAGTGTCATTAGGAACGTAGCGTTGAGTGCTGACAGTGACACACTGGCTATCCCTAGTCAGCCTGTAATTCACATGGCAGTAGCTCTGTTAGCCCGTGAACGTGGGGAGACAGGCGGTACGTCAACACCAGAGTACTTTGCTCTTGCTGACAAGTACCTGTCTGACGCTATTGCTCTGGACGCACAAAAGCACCCTGAAGAAACTATTTGGTACACACCCTAGGAGAAGCTAGATGGCCCAGCCACTACAGAGTATTAACCTAGTTGCTCCTGCGTTTAAGGGGATCAACACAGAGGACTCTCCGCTTGCACAGGATACGTCTTTTGCGGAGATTGCAGACAACGCTATTATTGACAGACGAGGACGATTAGCTTCACGCAAAGGTAACTCTGTTTTAACCACAGACAAGACTGTGTTGGGTACAGATTACATCCACAGAATACACGAGTTTTACGATAGTGCTGGAAACGAAGTAATCTTTAGTACTGGCAACAACAAGATTATGACAGGTACGACAACACTGGTTGACGCAACTCCGGGGTCGTACACAATAACAGACAACGATTGGAAGATATTTAACTTTAACGATCACGCTTACTTTTTCCAGCGTGGGTACGAGCCTCTTGTGTACAGCAACAGTCTAGGCGCAGTAACTAAGATGTCCAGTGTATCTGGTGCATCCGTAACAGCATCTCAGTACGCTCACGAGGCTATCGGTGCATACGGACGAGTGTGGTGCGTAGGTAACGCTACTGATGACAACATTATCTACTGGTCTGACTTGCTAATAGGACACGATTTCTCTGGTGGGTCTAGCGGATCTATTGACGTATCTAAGGCGTGGCCTAACGGGTTTGACAAAGTTGTAGCTATAGCGGCACACAACGGGTTACTCGTGGTGTTCGGTGAAAACAACACGTTAGTTTATAGTGGTGCAGAGAGTCCTGCAACAATGGCTATACAAGACACCATTCCCGGTGTTGGTTGTGTAGACAGAAAGAGTGTACAGAACATAGGAACAGACTTGTTGTTCCTGACTCAGACAGGTCTCAGGAGCTTGGGACGCTCTATACAAGAGAAGTCCTTGCCTATTACCGACTTGAGCAGAAACATCAAGCAGGAACTGATCGCTAACACTAGAGGTAAAACAGAGCCAGTTAGTACGGTGTACAGTCCTGAGAACTACTTTTATCTTCTGTGCTTTCCTGATCTCAACCTCGTGTACTGCTTTGATGTACGAGGTACACTGGAGAACGGTGCGTACAGGGTAACACGATGGCCTAGTGTGGACTTCAAAAGTTTCCACAGGGACAGAAACGGTGACATATACATAGGCACAACAGCGGGTATAGGTAAATACGATAACTACTTTGACAACGGTAGTGTCTATCGTTTTCGTTACTACAGCCCCGGATTAAGCTTTGGTGATCCATCTAAAATTAAGATGTTGAAAAAGATTAGACCTACGATTATCGGTGGCAACAACGCCGACATATTTCTCAAGTGGTCTTACGACTTTTCAACAGCAACCAGCACTAGCACGTTTAGAACCAGCAGTGCTACACCCGGATTCTACGGACAGTCTGAGTACAACGTAGCTGAGTACTCCGAAGAAGGTAACATTATTAGTAGATCGTCTATTAATACTACAGGTTACGGATCGGTAATCAGTGTTGGTCTTGAGACAGACATCAACGGATACGCACTGTCCATACAGGAAATGAATGTACTAGCACTGATAGGTAAAACGCTATGATGATGATGAATTACAATAAAAATAGAGGTACTTACTAATGGGTATTTTAAGTGATCTCATTCCCAGTGAAATTGAAGACCTGTTGACTGCGGCGGTTCCGACAGCAACAGCGCCTGATGTTTCGTTTAAACCGTTTACAGTAACAGCACCAACAGGTGTAATTGAAGGTCTTGGTGACGGTGGAACTACTTTTAAGATGGGCGAAGAGCAGTTAGCTATTCAAAAAGCCCTAGAAACCGCCGCTATGTCTCGATTCGGCACTGCTCTTCCTATCGCTGGAGACTTAGGTGTTGCTGGCGGTGAGTTACTGGGACTAGGGCGTCAACAGTTAGGTGTTTCACCATTTGGCCTCGCTGGTCAAGAAACGGCGGCACAACAGGCGTTTGGCTTAGGTGGGCAGTTCATGGGCCAAGCTGGTATGCCTATGGGTGCTAGAGAACAAGACGTGTACGACCGTATCAGGGCTACACAGCTTGGTGAAGAAGAGAGACAGAGGCTAGCTCTGGAAGAGCGTCTGTTTACCCAAGGCAGAGGCGGTGTACGTACAGCTATGTTTGGTGGAGCACCAGAGCAACTTGCGTTAGCTCAAGCACAGCAGGAAGCTCAAGACAGAGCGGCTCTGATGGCAATAACTCAAGCACAACAAGAGCAGAGACAAGCGGCTGATATCGGCGCTACTTACGGTCAGCTAGGCTCTAACATAGCTACCCAAAGACAGGCGCTGGAAGCCGCACAACAAGCGATGGCTATGGGTGCAATGCAGGGCGGCATGGGTCTCGCTACAGGCGGTCTAGGGTTAGAACAGGCACAGCAACAGATTGGCCTAGGTGCGCTTCAGGGAGCTTACATTCCTCAAGCGGCTATGTTGTCTGCTTTCTCTCCTGCACTCAACGTGGCTAGCTTGGCTGACGTTGCACGTAGACAGCAGGGTGAGCTTGGTCTTGAAACACAGATGGCTAACATTTCTGGTGAGGTAGGCCGAAGGACAGCGCTGGCTAACATGTACGGTAGTTTGTACGGTGGTCTTCTGTCTGCTGGTGGTAGTCTGCTTGGTGACTTGTTTGGCATATTTAAAAAGTAGAGGATACATAAGATGGCTTACGATATAGGTGGAATGTTAGCTAGATCAGGACAAACAGTTGGTCAGGCTATTGGTGGCGGGTTTGCTGATTTAGGTGCTGGCATAGGCACGGGCATTGGTGGTATGTTGACTCGACGCAGGGAAAAACAGGCGGCACAGAACGCACAACAGCAGTTTGACCAGATTGTTGGTGCTTATCAAACTGATCCTGCTGGTATGATAGCTGAGGCGCAAAAAGCACTTATGAGTCCTGATGAGAATGTGCAACGAATGGGTCAGTTGCTGATGGATCAGGCAGAGCGCTTGACAAAAGCACAAGCTACAACAGCTAAGGAGCAAGCGTTGACAGCTCTGCAAGAGTCAATCGCAAATTCGGCTACAAGACTAGGCTTGCCTGATATTGCAGAAAGAGCGTCAAATACGACAGACCCTGAATCGCTTAGGGCAATACAAAAAGACCTACGTGAACAGGAGATAAAACAAGTTATCTCTCAGCGTGGAGAGCCCGGAAGAAAAGCACTTGCTCAGAGATACGGCATTACTTATGAGTCTTATATGTCTGACTTGACTGATGATGCCTTTCTTAAAATTATAGAAGGTCAAGAGGCAGAACTAAAGTCTTTTATACTTCCTAACGGAGAAGAAACTTTACTTGAAGTGAATAAAAAAGACGCTAAAGTAAGAGATCCTGCTGATGGGGTATTCAAGAGAGCCAGTGAGATAGGTTTACGCAGAGCGCCTAATAGACAGCAAGTAGAAAACATAGCTAACTATAGAAGCGAAAAATTAGCAGAAGCTGGAGTAAAGCACTTCCAAGAACTCCACGAGTCAACATCTCAAACAATAGCGACTCTAAACAACATTGAAGAAGTTTTACCGTTGACTGATGAAATGATAACAGGAGCAACGGCACAGCCTGAGTTATTCGTTAGACGAATCAGAAGTGAGTTGTCTGAGTTTTTAGGTATTGACGCTTCAGACCCTGCTTTGCAAAATACAGAAGCGTACATTGCACTAGCGGCTCCTCGTGTTGCTGAGATCATCAAAAACTTTGGTGCTGGTACAGGCTTGTCAGATGCTGACCGTGAGTTTGCGAACAAAGCCGCCGCTGGAGACATTGCGATGACTGCGGCTTCTATGCAAAGAATCTTAAAAATTCTCAAAAAAGCAGGAGAAAATAAAGTTGATTTGTACAACAGGACAGTAAAAGAAATGAAGGTAGCGCCCGGAGCTTACGGTTTTGTGTTGCCTTCTAGAACAAAGAGAACACCGCCAACAACGCAAGATGTTGACACTGTTGCTAATCCTCCATCCGGTTTTGTAAGGGACCAATAAGATGCAAACAGCTACTAACCCAGAAACGGGAGAAAAGGTATACTGGAACGGAGACTCTTGGGTTCCGCTTGAGACTGCTACAAACCCTAATACTGGAGAGCGTGTGGGTTTTATCAACGGTAAGTGGACTCGTTTATCCCACCCTACTGAAGAGTACGTAACTCGTATGGAAGGGTTTATGGAGCGTGTGCCTCAGAAGATTGAAGAAGGCAGACAGGAGTACGCTAAACGTGTTGAAGCGCTAGATCCTCTAGAAAGTCCAATGTTTCCTTTTGCCGCTGAAGTTACAAGTGGTGTGGCTACTGGTGCTCTAACTGCTGGTGATATACTGACAGATTACGCCATTAGTTCTATACCAAACTCTGTTCGCAAAGGCGCTGAAGAAGCGTACAACAAAATAAAGGATACTGATTGGTTTAAAGAGGCTGTTAGTTTTATAGAAATGGGGTACGATAAGTACAACGAATGGAAAACACAAAACCCCGGTAGAGAAGCGTTAATAGATAATACTATAGATTTATCTGTGTTGTTTAGTCCCAGACCTGATTTAAACATTGATGTTGCAGAGCGAAGGGCTAAAGCAAAATCTAGCAAAATCAACATACAACAGAGGCGGGACGGGATACAGGTGTTAATTAAACCTGAGTCATTTGGCGCAACTGATGTCGTTGAGGAGGGTGGCATATTAAGAACCCAGCGTTGGATTCCTGATGAAAAAAGTTCAGAGATTGTGGGTGTTCTAGAGACTATACCTAATGTAGATCCAAATAGGTCTTACACTTATAACATGAACGTTGTGTTAAATCACATTGGTAATCAGGCAGACGAACTTGAAAGGTTTATTAAGGAGGCAGGAAATCCAAAAGTAGATGCTAATGATTTAGTTGCTGAGATGTCAGAGTCTCTAGCCGCTTTCAAAGAATCTGCCGGTTTTCGTGGAATAACTCCTGATTCACAAAAAATAGTTTTAGAGCTAGCAAACGATGCTTTGTCTTTAGTTCAAAGATACGGCACTGATGCTATGGGTTTGTTAAAAGCTAGAAAAGAGTTTGACCGTTTGTTAAGTGACGCCTATACAGATGTTTTAGACCCTGCGTCTGCTACAGGTAGGGCTAAAGCGGCTAGAGTTGTTCGTGAAGTTTTAAACGAAAAACTAAAAGAAATAACTCCGGGGGACGAGGCTCACCACTTGCTTAATCAGCAACACAACGGTTACCTAGCTCTAGATAGAATGGTAAACAAGAGAAACAGAGAGTTAGACAACGCTTTGAAGCGCATGGCGCAGAGATTGAAAGATGCCGCTCTTCTTCCGTCAACTCTAGGATCTTTATATTTTACCGGTACTGCTGTTGCTGGTGTAGTTGGTGGAGTAGGTCCAGCAGTTGCGGCAGGAACAACCGGAGCTAGTTTATACGGCGCTGTAAAACTGTTATCAAAACAAAACAGGGCAAAAATGTACGCAGAAGCGTTAAAAGGTATAAACACTCTAATTAAAAAATCAGACGATCCAAATATACTGTTTCAATTAAAAGCAGATCGTTTAGTTCTACTGGACTTGATGCAACAAGAGCAGGGGTCTGAAGAAGAAGGAAGACAACAATGAACGACGACAAACACACAGTAAGCTACACATCCCACGACTACCACAGTATGTGTCAAAAGTCAAAGGAAAAGATACGTAAGATGCAACAAATGGGAATGACTACGCCCCATGACCCGAAAGACAAGCCAGAGGACGTAGCCAAGCAAGACAGAGGTTACTCTATCCTGTTTTTCTCATAACGCACCTGAGTTGCTATAGCTCACAGTTGTTCCCTGTACAGGCCAGTTGTTGTGACCCCTCAGTCATATCGCTGGCCTCTTCTATATCCCACGATATTTCCTTTGGAAAGTCTTTAGCAAGCTGGTTGTACGTCTTCTTGTCCACAGGCTCATACGGTGCTTGTTGGTACGTGTGGTCTGAGTAAGGCAAGAAGCTGATACCTGACACCTTGTCAAACTTGTTGTACAACCACTGTCCCACCTCAAGAAACTCAGAGTCACGGTAGTAACAAGTCATAGACGGCTTGTGTTCACACCACTCATCCTGATAGATCTCCCACAGTTCCAACTGCTCCATAGCACCCATGTCTGAGGCCGTCACAGCGCCCTCTGGAGAGGCGATAGGGAAGCTGAATACCCTAGTACTGGGTGACATCACATCGTCCTCCACAGGGACACCAGCGGCCTCTAGGACGGCACAAAGTGGGTCACGAGCATCTGCACGTACTCTTCGTATGTATTGTGCAGAATAACGAGGATGGATACCACTAGCGCTGTCAACCAACTGACTAACAGTGCCTGAAGGCTTAACAGCAGTAATAGCTGTAGAGGCTTGTATTCCCAGTTTATCGGCCCACTCCTTGTTGACCTTGACTGCTTCTTGGCGCATAGCTCTGAGCCACTTCTTGAGTTCATTTTTGTCTCCTCTGCCTGAGAGCAACGGGTGATCCATTATGCCTGTCAGAGATACCCCTAGTAACGCCTCCTCTTCCGTGTTTACTCTCCAAATATTTCTGAGGTATCGGAAGTCTGTGAGGGTAGCCTGAAGAGTCCCAAGGATAGTCGCAAGCCGAACCTTTCGTTTGAGGCTGTTGAGTGTATCCTGTGGCCTAACAACAACTTCTGAAAGATTACAGAATTGGTAGGGTCTGAGGATGATTTCGCTACACGGATTAGTTCCGAAATCAAAGGTAGCATCTCTTCGTTCATTTCTTGAAGCTTGCTTTTGACTTGCGACTCTACTAAAGACACCTCGTTCGCCAGATCTTGATTCATATAGACTAGTCCACTCGTTCAAAAAGGCTTCGAAGTCAGGCTTCTCTGTGTAACACGCAGAGTTGTTCGCCAGACCACGTTGGGGATTATCTACCCACCACTGTCCGTGTTTGCACCGTCGGAGTCTGTCGTCTGTGAGGTTACTGAGACTGATGAGGGCTGACCTTCGGACTCCTCCGACGACGACGATTTGAGCAATCTTACAGCAAAGATCGTGACACTCAACGGAGCTAAGTTTTCGTCCAGAAGCTTCCCGAAACAAGTCCACCGTGAATCGGAACAAGTCGACGAGAGGTTCAGGGCCACTTGCACGACCTCCGAAAGTTTTAAGTGGGGAACCTGCAGGTCGTACTCTACTAACGTCCCATCGGGGAATTTGACCTGAATACAGCAGTGATACCAACTCCCTAAACGATTTCGCCCATCCGATTTTCGAATCTGCAACATTGATAACTGTATCTGTTTCATGGAACTCTTCTGCCACCTCCGGTAGTTTCTGTACATATTGTCGTTCAACACTAAACCCAACACCTGTGCCGCACATAAGTACGTACATCATTTCGTCAAATGCTTTGGGATGATCTATAGGTAAGTAACTACAGTTAAACCCTGCTACGTTGTCACGGTCCAGAGCTTCCCCTGCGGTCATCAGGGCTCGCATAGAAGGCATTACGTCTAGGCTGTGGATAGCCTCGTAAACTTCCTTACGTGAGGTCTCTGGTAGCTTGTCGCCCCAGTAATTTACGTAACGACTAACTGTTTCTTCCCAAGTCTCCCTACGCTTCTCCTCTGGTAAGTACCTAGCGTAGCGACTCTTGTGTATGTACTGTTGGTATGCGTCCATCTATTCTGTTACTCCTAGTGTTTCGTTAATGATTGCCTGTGCCGCCATTTGCAAAAGCATATACACCCCGTCAGGATACTGCTCGTTGGACGCTACTTCAAACATCTCACCGTCTTCGTACATCACAACAGCCACCTTTACCTTTCGTCCCTCCTCCTCGTGTTTTAGTGCTTTGACTACAAACGCTGACAGAAACTCTGAGGTGGTGATCTCGTTCTTCTCTTCATCTTTGTTACCAAACTTACCTTCTACTACTTTCACGGTCCTACCTCCTTGATTAGCCACTCCAAGTAGACCTTAGCTTTCCGTAAATCCTCTACTCCGTTCTTGTACTCGTAGCGCCAGAGGTACTTCAGGCAGTTGCCCTTGAGGTAACCCTTGTACTCTTGCGGGTGCATGGACGCCTTGATTGCTTCAATGGCCTCTATCGCTCCCTTGTTGTAGTGATCGGGTTGTGTCACAGGGTTGTGTTTGTCGCTAGGATGATACAGTTTGCCTGTGGCTGTCTTGCGTACCCTGTCCCAATCCTCTGGTTTAGCCTCATCTATTGATCCGTAACTCATAACTTCACCGTTTTTGTCTAAGTAAGTAGTCCATTCATTCTGCATACTCTTCCTCTAGTTC